TCAAGGATTGGCGTTCTGGGCGGTCCAGGTGGACCAGTCGAAGTCTTCGGGCGGATGGCCGTCGGGCGTGGTCTCCCCGAAACCTCTTTCCCAGCGGAAAAAGCGGGCGGTGAATTCGCGGTCTTTGGGGTAGCTGAACTGATTGGCTTTGGCTGTCCGAACAGCGCCTTGAAAACTGGCGGCGGCAACGTGCATAATGCGGCCAGATGGGCGGCAGAGAACGTCGAATTTGGCTATCGGTGGGTAGTTTCGCATGGTTATCCGTCCTGTCTGCTGGTGTCCCACCAGTGGCCGTATTTTCCCTGGGTCCAGGTGTGCCAGGATGTGCGTTCATCTTCGCGGCCTGCGCGGTAGCTGAGGATGGAAATTATCAATACAAGAATCATGGTCGCGGTAATGGTTAGCATGCGGCCTCCTTATCTATAGAACATGACTGACAGAGGGAATAATCATCACGGGAATCTGGCCAGTACCAAACATGACACCATGGACATTTAACAAGGTTTAGGTGCTGAGCTATTTCACGGCAGATAATATGAACGCTAGCGTTATGTTGCTTGATTAATTTGATGCGATTTTTTGGAAAGAAATCAATCATTACGCGACACTGCTGAATACCATTCTCTACTACTTTCTGTAGGTTATAACAGGTGTCGAAATTATTTTCATCTACGACATCGATAAGATCTAGTGCGCGATCGAAATCAATTAAATCATGAATGGTCAAAATCGGGATGTTTTTCATACCAGACTCAAAACGGAAGAAGCTGCTGGACCTGGCCGGGCAGTACGATGGTTTTGATGTTGCACTCTACGCTTTTACCGGCCTTACGGAGGGGCGGGATTTCACGGCGGCGGATTCCGTAATCGCGGCAGATTCTTTGCACATATTCGTCGAGCATTTGGTTAACTTTATAGAGCTGCCAGGCGGGAGCGTCATCCATGCGTTTTGGCAGCATTTTGGACTGGGTGTAGATGGCGCAAACGTAGTCCCAACCGACGGGCTGTTTGAGGAGCCATTCGAGGTCTTGCATGGCTTCCCGGATTACGTGTTTGAGGCGGCGTTCGGGGCCGTCTGAGAATCGTCCGATCAGGTGCTCATCATCTACCAGGATAGCGAAGTGGAGCATGAGGGTTTCGAAGTCGGATGTGTTGTTACATTCCGTTGTCGATTTGACGTGGATTGCTGATGATAGCAGCTCGGCTCTGTACCAGTCTTCGTATGCTGATTTGTCGTTCGGGGGGGTGCCTGATTTAGTGCATTCTGCGAGCCAGGCACGCTGTACCAGCGGGCGGTACCATTTGTAGTGTTGTGCTGCTGAGAATCCCATAATAACCTCCTATTCATTATCATCGGAATCGTCTTTGTCGTCCCCGTCATACAAAATGCATGCGATATCGAAGCTGCCAGTCGGTTCCATATTCTGCCAGCAGCCGTTGATGTCGTCCCAGTGGGAACATTCTTCGCAGGTGTGATCGTAATAAGCCATTATGCCTCCAATGTCTTAATATGACGTTTGATGTGCTTTTTCGTTTTGAGCGAGGCAATCGCGAGGTCATATTTTTTGCGCCGTTTTTCAAGGTGTTCTTTTGCTTCTGGATGCTCTTTCAGAATGGTTTCTAATATATTTATGTAGTGCATATACGTGTCGTACAGGCCAACGTCGATGATGCTTTTCTCGGAGTTACCCCCCGCTGTTGCAATAACCTGGATCAGTTCGCGCGCGAAATTTGCAGGCATAATTTTGTATTCTGGACTTAACTCAATTGTCATCTTTTACCTGCCTTTCCAGCCCAACGGCACAAATAGCGTCGAGGATGTGTTTAGACTCAACGCACACAGACCCTTCCTGCTCGGCGATTATCTCAGCCCTTTTAATTACTGTTTGTGCCGTAGGCGTGAATCCGCGGGAACTTAAAGGCTGTTTGGTAGACCAAAACAACGCGACATAATTTGGGCGATAGGCACTGGCATCACTGTTGTATGTTTTCATTCGTATTCTAACATCTGTGATTTCATGCCCTATCCTGGCGAGATGTTCGTGCAGATCATCAATATTCCGCTGAAAAACATGATATTGATCGGCTGTTATCTTGTGCTTCATGATTTCCTTTCGTTCTCCGCCTGGAAGGCGGCGGTACTTACACGTTGGAGATGTCGAGGGGGAGATAATCGAAGTCGCCTTTATCGTTTTTTCTGTAAAAGCGGATGTATTCTTTCGAGCTGGCAACCTGGATGGATTCGCGGATGAGCTTCATGGCCTTTTGCCAGCGCTCATCTTTTATGTCGAGGCGTAGAAGGGACAAGATTCTGCTGGTGCGGATGTTGCCCTTTTCGGCGTAGAAGGCATCGTCTATAAGCTTCTGGAGGTCGACATCGATCCCTGATGCTTTGGCCTGGATGAATTCGTTAATGAGGTCCTGGGCAAGCTGAAGCTGCTCGTTGAACGTTATGGAATCGTGCTGGGCGATGAGGATGCGCAACCGGCCGTCGAAGCTGGTAAGCGTGAGGTTGCCTTTTTCACCGCCACGGACGATGCCGTGCTCTGCCTTCATTTCTTCGACAAAGGCGGATGCATCGGTGCGCAGTTCAGTCTTGAGTTTATCCAGGTCGGCATGAACCTTTTCGGCGCGTTTGTAATACTTGCGCACGATCTTGTCGCGTTTTTTGTCCTTGGGCGGGACGTAGCGTGTTGGAACCCGGTTCCCTCTGGCGTCGATCATTGTTGATTCTGTCATGGTCTTAGCGTCCTTTCTTTGGGCTGGTTTTGGTGATGGCAAGTGATACAAGTATTGCTGCAATGATGATGGCCTGCGGAATTGTGATCTGTTTCGAGGCTTCCCACAGGTCGGCGCATACCGAGTTGGAAAGCTTGATCAGTAACAGGATCAGGCCAACCAATACCGCGATCAGCGCAAAGCCAACGGCCGTGTTCCATTTGGTTGATTTTTGTTTGGGTGATGGAACTGTTTCAAATTCTGGTGGTGAGACATTAATGTCCGGTATGTTTTTCATGCTGCACGTCCTTTCCTGGTGTTGATGGTTTCGATTGCGTGGAAGCCTTTGAGGTTGAGGCAGTATTTTGCGGTGTGGCGTACGGCCTCAACGGGGATTTCTTCGCCGGGCTTGAAGTCTGAAAGCAGTTCGTCGCGGATATCTTTGATCATGCTGTAGCCGCCAAAAGTGTTGGCGGCGCCGGCAACGTTCTGTGCGGCGGCGGCGTTGATGGTTACTCCGCCCTGCTCCATGAACTGCATCACGGCTGTGGGATCAATGCCGTCATGCCGGACCACGGCGACGGCGCGGCGCAGAAGCTGCTTCGCTTCATCCCAGGAGGAGAGCATCATCCGTTCCCAGAATATGGGTATCGCGGTAATGACAACGGTCCAGGTTGTCTGGTTGAGAATGACCTTAATGAGGTCGCAGGCTTCTTTGCCGAAGGTATTGGCTTCGTCGATTTCGAGTACGCCGTGTGACTTCTGCATTTCGGCCAGCAGGGCGGCGCGGGCGGAGCGTCCGGAACGCCAGGGGCCGGGGAGTCCGAGAGCATGGCAGATGTCGAATGCGGGGGATGCGTAAGACTTGCTCCAGGACCGGTCGGCCTCACAGAACACGGCGTTGTATCGGTCCATGATCTGGCGGAGGAAGGCGGACTTTCCGCAACCGGTCTGTGCAAGGTAAACGACCAGCCGGATTTCGTCGTTTCGGTTTCGGGCTTTGCTGACGGCGTTGAAGAGCGCCGAGAATACAGGGAAGGAATGGAATTCGTCATCCTGTCCGACGTCCGGGGTTGATCGGAGAGCGAGCATATCCTTGATGGATACGATGGCTTTCTGGACGCTGGAAATCTGCTTGTCAACGTTACCATTGTAATCATGTGATCGGAGGCGGTGCCAAACGGTATAACTCATATACGGGGAGAGATAGCGCTGGTGAAACTCGGTTTCGGTAGCGGTTGGCAATTCGAGTTTGAGTTCTTCCAGTTCGTCAATGACGGCGATCTGCTCTGGGGTCATCTGCTTTTTTTTGGTCATCGTTTTCCTTTCTTATTTACTCATTCGCGGACCAAACGTCCGCGGTACTACACTCTGTTCAGGCGGTCTATTACGGAGAATTCGGAATGCGGTCCTTCTTCGGCTTCTTCTGCGCGTGGTTTTTTGGTTGGGGATTTACCGGATACGGCGGCCATGACTTCGGCGTTGATCTGGGCATCTTCGGCGTGCTGTTTGAGGAGCTGGCGGCCGTATGGTTTTAGTTCCTGGGCGAGCTGGGATTCGATGTGGCGGACTTCGCCGAGGTTCTTGCGGATGCCGTCCATATCGGCGCGGCAGTGGCGCTGAATCTGCTTTGCAACTCCGAGGAATGCGCCGTCCGTATCGGAGACAAACATTTCGCCGGGGTTGAGTGGGTTAAGGTGGCAGATGTAGGCGCGTGATGACTGGTGGAGGATTATTTCCGATCCGTCGGAACGGGTAAGCAGTGAGTAGTACTGAATGGGGTCTGGGCCGAGTTCTTTGCGGTCGAGCTTGAAGGTGTGGTCCTGTTTGACGGTGGCGGTGAATCGGCAGGATTCGGGGAGCAGGTCAGGCATTCCCCAGGCAGGATACTGAATGAGGTTTTCACGGCCCTGGAGAAAGGCTTCTTTGGGAGTCATGGGGAGAACGCGGCGGTTTTCCGGGTTGGCGCAGGCGGCTTCAATGGCGGTTTTCATTTCGGCGTGCGCGTCGCGGTAGTGCTCATCCAGGGGGAGCCATGGAGCGCCATTGTAGAGGCGGAAGAATGTACGCGTCAGCCCGGCATCGTGGAAGCCCTGGAGGCGGTGGTGACGGCGGTTGTTTACGCGATCAAGGTAGAGGTTGTTGAAGCGCTGGAAATCGGAGAATGTAACGAAAGGCAGGCGCATGCGTTCGGCGAGGTCCGGGTTTTCGGCCATGACGGCGGCCAGGGCGGGGATAAGGAGGTTGGCCCGTTTGGTATCGCCGTAATAGCGCTCGGGGCAGGATTCCCAGTCCTTGCCGATCTGCCCTTTCAGCGCGGCCAGTTCGTTGTGCAGCAGATTGTGGATGGATTCGATGGATGCCTTGAACTGCGGGTTGCCGCGCGGGGTGGCGTCTGCCATACCTTTAAAGAAAGGTGTGTTGAGGTAGCCGGACCGTTCGATGGTGATGGCCCCGCCCGTGTGAATGGAAAGCTGCTTTGCAAATTCGCTGCCGACATTGGCGGTGGCATGTTCGAAGATTTCGACGGTGCCGTCCTTGCGGTAGCCGACGGTACGGAGCTGGGCGCAGTAGAACAGGAGGAAATCTTCTTCCCGTATGGAGCGGCGGGTTTGGGTGACGTAATCGAACTGGCGGCAGAGTACGCCGTAGGAATAGAAGCCTGAGAACACATCCAGGCAGCCCAGTTGAATGGGGCGCATAGCAGTTTTGTTGACGCCGGGGAGAATCACTTCGAGGTCGATGAACATATCATCCCACATGCGGTACTGTCCGACTTCGAGGCCGACGCGGGTGGCGGGGACGGAGGGCAGATTGCTCTTGGCCTTGCCGCGTCCGACGCGGGCGTGCTGGATGGCGTAGTTATTGGGTTTGCAGTTGTTGAGGTGCTGATAACTCCAGCCGCGCGGGGTGAATGTTTCCGGAAAGTACGGGCAGGCTTCTGGTACGGGACAGTTGGGAAATTCGTCGCGGTAGATTTCGCGCCAGGTGCCGTATCCGGGGATTTCCTCTTTTCCCGGAATGAGGTAGTCATGAAACAGGCTGCGGTAAGCGGGCCGCGTTTTGCGCTGATTCTGCATAACCATGACGTGCCAGAATTCAATGAATTCAGCGGGCAGGCCATGCCCGGTCCTGATGCTGAGCAGCTTTTTCTGGAGGCGTTTGTCCAGGATCTGGAGTGGGCCGCCCTCTTCGACGGCCTTGCATTTGCGATAGAGAGATTTGACGGTGACGCCTTTCATGTGGCTGTATTGCCGCACCACGCGCTCGATGGCGGTCTTGCGGTCGCCGGGTGTGGCCAGAATGCCGCATACGATATCATACCACCAGTTGAACTCCTCCTGTTTCGGCTTTGTCAGGCCGTGTACAAGGCTGAGGTCATCCTGGTTGATCTGAATTTTCTGCGGCAGTAACATGGCAAACGCTCCGGGTTAGAATTTGAAGTTTTTCTTGAGATAGTTAACGCAGTCCTTGAGCGACTGATACCCGACGCGAAGATCGGCCTCCGGAAGCTTCTTAAATTCCTCCTTATCCAGGACAAATTCACGCAGGGAAACGATGCGGTCGGTCCAGCGCTGCTGATACCATTCGATAGGCTTGGGCGCTGTCACGCTGTGCGCATCGAGGTACGCCTGGCGGAAGGCTTCGTAGTCCTCGCGAAGCTCTTCGGGTATGTCATCCACATCGGCCACCTGCCCTTCCAGTTCCGGGTGATGGTCACGAATCCAGATCAGGATCACCGGGTTCCCCCCAATCTTTGGACGGCGGCGGATGATTCCCAGCTCCTCATAAAGTTCGGTGAGAGTAGCACCGCCGATGGCGGCGTTGACTTTGGCGGCGATGTCGAGGAAGGATTTTTTGCGGGTGATGGCCTGGGCGGCTTTTCCCGCTGCGAGCTGCTTACTCCCGGTCGGCAGCAGGTTGAGCTGCCTGATTTCCTCCGCCAACTCCGGGTGACGCTCGCCGAATTCTTTGGCCGTGCGGACGTAGTTTGATGCTGTCATTTTTGTAAACGGCAGGCTGTCACGCCACTGGGTGAAGCCGTTGCCGTGTCCGAGTGCTGCTTTCTTTTCGGCGATTTTCTGTCCGGTGTAGATGGCGGCGAGGACGGAGAGGCGGGCGAAGGTCTGGCAGGCGGTGTGGCCGGTGACGACCGCTCTGGTGAGCGGGTCGTCACTAATGCTGGTATTGGTGGATGCTGGAATGCTGGAATTGTTTTTGTTCCTGGTTTTGAGGGCCGCGGGAGTTTGATCGGTATGCTGAAGTTTTTCGCGTTTCGCGATGTGGGTGGTGAGCAGCTTTATGAGTGAGGTGCGGTTCCCGTTTTTCTTTTCGATCCGCAGCGCCGCGTTGAGCGTCTCGACTGAATAGCCTTTGCCTTCCCGCTGATGTAAATCGCATTCAAGCGATGACCTGGCATCTGCGATGGATGTATTAATCAGGCGGGATACGCAGTCAGGTTTTGGTATTGAGAGCAGCGCTTCATGCTGTTTGCTTTGCTCTTCCTGTAATACCTTGGTTAGAGGGGCTGCTTTTTTGGTTGGTTGTTTTTTACGTTTATTCGTCGTCATAAGGTGCCTCCTGGGTTGTTGAGATTTCCACTCCCCTGGGGACGGCGAAGAGGATGCGGCGCACGATACGTTCAACATCGTTCTCCGCACCGGTCACTTCCAGGGGCCGTGTGTGGATGTTTGAGTCGGGCGTGGTCTCACGCTCGAAGATGGTTAATACCGCGTTCATGCTTCGACGGGCTCCGGAAGGTTGTCGGCATCGATTATACCTTGCTCGGGCTCTGTGGAAACGGAGCGGGAGCTCCGTTCTACGGGGGCCTCTGCTTCGCTGATGGCCTGCATAAGGCTGCGGGCACTGCTGGCGAGTTGGTCAGCATCGCTAGCAAGGTCTGTGTCGATCTCGGTAGCCACAAGGATGCGCTTGATGAGTTCGCGTATGTGGTTGTTTGGGTGGGTGGCATGTTGCAGCAGCTTCCCCTTGTTGTATGTTATCTGGCTGATCGTGCCGAAGTGCTCATCGATGTTGGATGAAAGCGATATTGCTTCAGCCGATATCTCTGAGAGCGTCTTTATGGTTTTTTCCTGTTCGTTACACATAGCTGACTGCTCCGTCGTTGCAGATGGGGGTTGTTTTCTCTGGTTCTGTAGATGCGGACCGAACGTCCGCTGTACGGGTACGAGGGCACAGGTCGGGGTCGCGGAAGTCACGGGAGCCGGAATATGTCTTTTCTTTCGCCATCATGCGGATTGCCAGTATGCGGTCCTGTCGGCGGATGAGGGCTTTCTGGATGGCCCGTTCGGGAATGGTCATCTTGTTCATGGTTTTTCCTTTCGTTTTGGTTACGGCATTGAGCGCCGGTTGATGAATGCGATGAATGATTTGCGGTGAATCTTGAGGTAGCGTCGGCGGCTGGTTCCACAATCCCATCCTGTGATCAATCCGGCCTCCCACCATTCGTATATGTTCTCGGTCGGTACGTCGGCGGCTTCGGCCACTTCAACCGCAGGGATGAAGGGCTTCTTCGGCAGGCGCTCGATGATTTCCCGGGCAATGGCGTCGTCGAGGTCGAACATTTGGAGTTGCTGGGTCATTGCCGGGCCTCCTTTTCGGTTGGCATGGGCTGTGTGCCTGCGGTATGATTCGCGGATGAGCGTTCTAAAAATGAATTGGTATGAGATTTCAGTTTGGATGCATGGCGAGTACACAAAGCTGTTGGATGACTGCTTTGATTTTCACGGAAGGGGCATCCCTCCGACTGAGCTTGCCGCGCAGTTGGCTTATTATAACGAGAGCACCAACGAAGAAATCGAAGATGCAATAGATGAATTCCTTGAAACAGGGGAATGGATACCACTCGCATCCTGTGCAAAAGTGATGCTGTTGATGAGGTTGAACTATGCCGCTGATTTGAGTTCTGCCCTGCGGTCATTCCCCTTTCATTCAACTGTTTGCAGCAGCAGGGCCGAAGCTGCTCGCTGGCTATTAGTTGATGCGTGGGATCAATCTGGTTTCTCAACCATTTACGATACGTTAGGGTCCCACCTTTAAACATATATTCCCGGTAGGCAGCCGAAGTCGGAAGCTTTTTGTAGAATAATTGAGCCATCACCAGCCCCCTTCCAAAGATTGAATGATGTTAACCGCTATGGATATAATTGCTCCACCGAGCGCAAGGCGTAAGGGGGGCACCTTTACATCCCAAAGGGGAATCAAAACACCGAACAGGACCACGTAAACTAAGGTTTTGGTTATAAATTGATACATCACCGGGCCTCCTGGGGGTATGAGATGCGGACGCGGCGCATGAGGGAGCGGCTCTCGCGACGGCCGGTCAGCACCATCCACAGATGTTCGTAGCGCACGCCCAAACGTCTGGCCTCACGCTTAATACCGTAAAATTTTTTCCGTCCCCCATTCTCTCTGACTACGATACCATCCATTTGGTGCTTTCCCTTTCGTGGAATTACGTGTAATAATCGTTAACACATAATTTACACCTGTTTCGCACGCGGTCAAGTAGAAAAGTGTGAATTATGTGCGAATTGGTGATTTTGTGAATATTCGTCTGCAAAAATTAAGAAAAGAACTCCATCTCCAATGGGGCGAACTAGCTGAAAAGCTAGGTGTATCAAGATCTATGCTTGATCAGGTTCGAAAAGGAGTCAGGAATTTTGGGCCGAAAACGGAGAGAAAATTACATGATCTGGAAGTCGATGCCGGAATAGCAAAAGTAAAACCAGTTTTACTTTTTGAGAATTCAGATTCACACATAAGTGCGAATTTCGATGACCAAGCCACCTGCAAGACTTGTGCTGGGGTGTTTCTCGAAGCTATAGACAGGCTTGATGAATGTCAAAGGCAGCAACAGGCAGAATTGACGAGGTTGAGGAAAGAGATAAAGAAACTTATAGGAGGTGGGTGATGACTTTAACAGCCTACACCGGTAGCGAATTCTCTGAGATACGGTGCAAATTAAACCACCTTATAAATCAGGTGGCAGCACTTAAATTGTATGACTACAGGGCAGTTGACGAGTTTATTGAATTCATGATTTGTCTCAACATCCCTGAAATGGAGCATGTGGCAGCTCTTCTTTTCGATTATTCATATGTGAAGCTTATTATTACCGTGAATAGTGAATTAAGAAAAACAAGAGAGGGGTTCATGCATGAGCTGGCTAACGAGTTTACTCCGCAGATGTATTGCTATAAGGAACTTCTTTTGTACAAAAACGATGATGATGTTTTGTCAGAACTAACTGACATCTGGAAACGTAGCGGTGCCTGCGTAGTTGATGGACGGTTTATTGCATCGAAATATCATAAAGTTTGGAAAGCTCTAAGCCGTTTTGATTGCCAGCACGCACCATGGGACATATACGATTGGTTTAGTGTAATAGAAATGGACGATGACGAAGCAGCTTCGCTGGGCTTATCTTTAAAATATGCCGTGCCAAACCAAAAAGACATGAAATTTACGGATATAATTTTCTTTTTTGATGTAATACCTCATCCCAAATTCAGCACAGTTTCGGACCCCCTTGAAGAGTTTGAGACAAAGCGAATTGATATTGAGGACATGAAGAAAGCGATATTGGTTGGTTATGCCACTCGCTTAGTTCGTGAAGCGGATGGGCGATTTCAGCCGAAGCAGTTAACCGAGCTTGAAGCACTATTGCAAAGAGCAAGTGAATTACCCGGACCAGGGAACGATCAGATTTACAAAACTGCTGGTGCTGTTGCAGTGGCCTCAGGAAATATCGAGAACGCGATTTTATATTATCAATATGCACTGGATTTAAACGCTAAGATCGGAGTAAAGACGAAGCTACAAAAGCTGAAAAAGGCATTGGGATAATTTCCAACGGTTGGAAAACGCGCGCCTTAATTTTCCAACGGTTGGAAAAGTTTCCAGGGGTTGGGAAACGTGATAGGTGCTTAACAATTATGCAGAACGTGATATCGGAATAGAGCAAATGAAAATTCATGCTCGACGCGAACTTGCTGATGCAGCTATTGATTACTATGTTATCGGAAGCGGCAGGCTTTCTGATGACATAGGAAAGCTTGCTGGAGATGCCGCAATTAGCACAACAATAAAATCAAAAGTTTCTAGCAACGGTCATTTAACAGCTAAGGTTCAGGAGTATGGGAATGATGAAAATTATCAAAGCCAGGATGTCACTTCTATTGCTCGTTTCTTTGACAGGGATCGTTTTTATCAGCGTTTTCGTGTTTTTGAACATCCTTAATGGCGGCAGATATATCTATACCGCTCACGCCGAGGCTGTTTCTAATATTGTATCAACATTTTGTGTCCTACTAATCGGGATTCTTTCAGCAGTCATCGTATTAGTAACAGGGATGAAAGACAGCTATTTTGCAAGGAAATATCGCAGCAGTGGCGCACTAAAAAACTTGTTGTACTTTTACCTTTTTACGATAAGTACTGTGTTTGTAACTCACCTGCTGACAATAGCCTCGTTTTCTGCATACTATCTGTTTAAGCTAATGTTGGCTGCGTTAATTACAAATAATTTTCAAGTTATTCTAATCGCTTTTATTTGTCATCATGTGGCCCATCAGCCAAGGGATGGCTTGGCGTAAAAGTGTCTTCAAGCCCACATCACATAGCCCCGCTTTTTAGCGGGGCTTTTTTGTTTTTAAAGTCGGTGGTGTCGCTGAAAGCGGGGGTACAAATATTACCAATATTGGCGACAGTGGCGGTGGTATCCTGACGGGGTGATTCGGGTGTGGTAGACAGGCACCCGATGAACGCAAAAGAGACAATTCAGTCGCAGCAAAAGGAGCAGAGCCATGTAGTACCTGGTGAAACAGTCGAAGTCTATTACGGTGATTCCAGAACCCTCGTACAATCCAAGTGCGGGGGTTTTTATTTGCATCACGATTTGGAGAAACTGGCGGCTACCAGGGCGGCGCTGATGGAGGGGATTCGGTTGATTGATATTTTTTTAGGGGGGATGGGCTCATGATCCCCTCTTCTCCAGGCAAAACAAAGACAATACACACAACAACGCGGCGGCGGGGTGAGCGCTTTCCTTTCGCGCTCTGCGGTCAACCCCCGCCGCCGTCCCGCCTTTCAAGCACGCTAAAGCGTGTACTACGAACAGGAGCGTCCGTATGCAGTCAGTAGACCCGGCAACCGTAAGAGATTTTCTGGTGATCATTTTCGCGCTGCTGGGCGGGGCTACGCTGGCGATTAACCTGGTGATTAAACTCAAGGGCAAACCGCCTTGCGAATGGGGGAGACTGAAGCTGGAGAAGGTGGAGACGGAGATCGCGAAGCTTTCCGCGTATTACGATAACCGATGCACGGGTCTGAAGGATGCGCTGGATAAACACCGGTCGGCTTCGGAAATGAGCCTGGGGAAGGTTATCAATGAGTTTAGGTCGGAGATGCGGGAGATGCGGCAGGAACTGCGGGCGGACTTCCGGAGGCTTGAGGAACGCAGCGGAGCGGGCGATCTGGGTTTGAAGGAGCTGAACAAGGATTTGATTAACGCTTTGAGTGACATCAAGGAGCTGACCAGGGAACTGGCGAAAGGACAGGTGCGCAATGGATGAAATGACGGCTAAAACAACGCTGGATGTGCTGACGGCACTGGATGGCTGCGCGTGCGAGGAAAGCACGCTGAAACGGTATGTGAACCAGCGCTTGATCAATCCGCTGACGGTGACGGAGTTCGCGGAGCATTTGGCGGATATGAAGGCAAAGGGCTGGGTGGATTCGCGGGTGAATGATTTTCGCAAGAAGGTGTGGTGGATCACGGGTGCCGGGCAGGTGCAGCGCAGCAGGATGTAGTCCACAGAATACACAGAATACACAGAATTTTTTGAACCACTGATGAACACTGATTAACACTGATAATTTGAACTACGAAAGACGCGGAATGACGCGAAACTAATGACGAATGACTGATGACCAATGACTAAAGGACGTACAGACCGCTGGGAGGCGGATTTAACGGATGAGCAGGCGCAGATGGCGTTTGAGCTGATTCGTGATCTGGGTGCTCCGAAGGCGCGCGTGCTGCTGCTGCGTGAAGAGGCTTTCGCGGGGGTTGAGGTTCCGGCGTGTTCGACGATGTACAGATTCTATGAGCGTTACAAACAGGTGGTGGATGAGGACCGTTTGCGGCGGGCAGTGGCGGCCCAGGCATCGATCAATGATGCGGCGGCATCGATGGAGGATATCTCCGAGACCATGATTAAGGGGGTTGGGTTCCTGGCGGTTGAAGCAATCGCGTCTCAGGACGTTAAAGCTATTGCCGCCCTGGTGAAGCAGTATAACGGCCTGGTGAGTACGCTGCATGCGAAGCAGGAACAGGCGTTGGCTGAAGCTCGGTTCGAGCTGATCAAGTCGGACAAGTACCAGGCGGGCCTCTCTGCCCTGGCTGAACAGATCAAGGGCAATGCTGCTGCGCAGGAAGCATTCGCAAATTTCAAAGCCGTTATTGAGGGGGATGATTGATATGGTAAAAAATGCCGTCAATACCCTCGATGCAATGGTCAATGAGAACCTGAATCCGGCTCCGGAGATTTCATCCTTCACTGAATTCCTTGAGAAGCATGCGAAGGTTCGACTTAATAACGGACGTTATGTGCCCTATTCGTTTGAGGGGCGACGGCCATTGATTTTCTGTGCGGAGCTGTTGTCTAAGATTATTCAGAACACAGTGCGTAGACAGGTGGTTGAAATCGACGAACGGATTTACGCACCGAGGGAACTTGTGGGCGCAACAGTGTCGATTTGCGGGGGTGCGCAGTTTGGCAAAACGGTTCTGGAATTGAATTTTTCAGCATACTGCACATCTATCGAGTTCATTAACTTCGGTTATTATACTCCGGATAAAGAGCTGCTGAATACGATTGTCGACACGAAGTTCCGCCCGGATGTTGTTGATCAGATCGAATGGCTCCCTGAAATGATTGAGTTGAATAAGGCAGAGGGGAAATCCGGCAAATCGGTTAACAAAAAGAATTCGTATCAGATCAGTGATGGGAAACGGACGGCGTTTGGCTATTTCGTTGGTTTGCAGAAGCCGACAACAACAATCTCCCTGGATGTAGCGGCGTGTGACGAAACGGATGATATACCGAAGAAGAACATCGGTTTTGTTTCCGGTCGTATGACGAACAGCGATGTAAAGTTAACCTGCTATATCGGCACGCAGCGTATTCATGGAGCCGGGCAGAACGAACGTTTTGAGTCGGGGACGCAGCACAAGTGGACGGTAACGTGTCCGCATTGCTGCATGGCTATCTGCATAGAGGAACACTGGCCGCAGGTCTGCCGTGTATCGAAAACGGGCGCTGCTGATTGTAATGATCCGCAGCTCAGTGAGGAAATGACGTATGATCCTTCTTATCTGTATTACGCGGCCTGTCCTGATTGCGGGACTCCAATTGATCGGGACAGCGGCGCTTACATACCCACCAGACCGGACAAGGCCAAGCAGCTTAATTTCAGCATACGGGTATCTCAAATGGGCGTCGAGGCGATCGATTGGGAAAGCCAGGTTGCGAGCTGGTTTGCGGCGCTCCAGGACCCGGATGGCGAGGCGCTTATCGCCTGGCATTGTGACAGGCGGGCGATTCCGCATGCCGGGTCCGCGCAGCCGATTACCCCCGAAGTTGTGCAGCGCTGCATTGATTGCGGGCTGAAAGACTCTGTTGAGGATGAAACAGACCGCACCTACTGCATGAGCATGATGCCGAAACAGCATCCCCGCGTTATGGGTATGGATACCGGGCCGCGCTGCTGGATGTGGATCGATGACATTGTGTCTCCGGTCTGCACGCCGATGGTATGGGCTGAGAAGGTTTCGAGCGGTCGCGCAGAAGCGCGAGTGCTTGAGCTGTTCTATGCTCTGGATATCGATACGGTTTTTATCGATGCCGGTGGCGAGCCTGAGTTGACGAAGAGCATCGTGCTCAAGCTTAACGGGCTGGACAGCTACTCGCCGCCTGTCGTTTCGTTTTCTGATTTGAAGAATATGAGGCTGCTGGATATCGGTGCCGGTGTAACCTGGGATGGTGACCAGGGACGCTGGATCAACATCAAGGCTGCTGCTGTGCTGTTCAGTAAATCGCAGGGCTCCGGTGTGCAGCATGACATAGGCCGAACGGTAGACGGGCAGATTTATCCCCTGATCAAGTGCAACCGGTATGATGCAATATCTGCTGCGGTGAATGACTTTGGCATTCCGAAGGACGGCGTGATTGAGCAGATTGAGATTGACGGAAAGGTAGAGCTGCGCCGCATGCCGCGTGCCCGCCTGCCGAAAACCTATATCGGAAACGGTGCAGAAGCATCTGTTGTGCATGCTCACCTGACGAATCTGCGAAAAATAAAGAATTCAAAAACAGGCGTCGAGGATTGGGCAGAAGGAATTGAAAACCATCTCGGTTTGTCGAAGGTATACGCCCGCATTGCATCACAGGTCGTTGTGAATGCTCCGAAGGTTAATCCTGGCCGTTTCCATCGCTTTAAACAGAACCGTCACACGGCGGCGCGTTATGCGCGCAGATCAAGGAGTCTGATCGGATGAGTAACGTAGCCCCGAAATACATCCAGATGCACATGGATGCGCTGAATAAGTGGCGCACCACGCTGAACCCGCTGCGCGGGCTGAGTATGACACGCATTGTCTCGATGCTGGAGGCCGGTGAGCGCGGCGAGTATTTGGACCTGCAATGGCTGTTCCGTTTTATCGAAAAGCGGGATGCGACGATTCGGGGATTGAAGCGGTTGCGGCTATCCGCGATCGGGAATTGTGAATGGACCATCAAGACGGTTCCGGAGGATGAGTTGCCGAAGGGCGCGACGCAGGCGCAGGCGGATAAGCAGGCGACGGAGTTGCGGGCGGCGTATGACCAGATCGACAATCTGAATGCGGCGATTGATCATCTGGCACTTGCGGAATTTCGCGGCTACTCGCATCTGGCAAAGGTGTATGCGGGGAAATACATTGATGACGGGATCGAACGGCTGGAGCCGTGGGATCAGTGGTTCTGGCTGCGTGACGGGCTTTATGGTGAGTGGCTGCTTAACCCGGACCTGAAGCATTCGATCCATACCGGAGAATCCATTGATACATCCCATTGGATTATACGCGAGGTGGATGATCCTATTGATGAGATTGCCCTGATTGCCTACTTGCGCAAGAATCTTTCGCAGAAGGACTGGGACGGCTTTATCGAGGTTTTCGGGATTCCGGCGATATTCCTGATCATGCCGCCGAATGTGCCGCAGGATAAGGAGGAGGAATACCAGGATACGGCTGAGGCAATTATTGCGGATGCGAGGGGAACGCTGCCGAACGGGTCGGACATCAAGACGGCGGGCGGGGATGTGCGGGGGAATGCGCCTTTTAAAGATCACATCAATTACCAGGACAGTCAGATTGTGCTGGCAGGCACAAGCGGCAAGCTGACAATGCTGAACGATCCGACTGGTTTGGGGTCCGGTCAGAGCAATGCGCACCAGGATACCTTTGATGAACTTGCGGAGGCGGAAGCGAAAGTTATTGCGGAGCTTTTCCAGCAGTCGATTGATGCGCCGCTGCTGGAGCGTATGTTTCCGGGACAGCCTGCGCTGGCCTACTTCTATTTTGGCAAACCGGACAGCGAGGATATCAGCGCCGTGCTTGAGCATGACAGCGCACTGGCGGCTTCCGGTCGCCGGATTGCAACAGATGATCTGGAAGAACGTACGGGATACACGATTGAAGATAACCCGTCGAGTGGTTCGGCGGTGGATGCGGGCGGGAGTAAAGCAAACAATAAGAACACTTCATATATTTACTCTCCCGCCCGTGTTTCCAATCGCTCTGCAACGGCTGTGGAAGCAGAAGACAAGCTTATTGAAAATGCGCGGATGGTTATGGCGGAGGCTGCTGCAAATGACATGCTGCCGGTTACCAAACGCCTTGGGGACATCCTTGATAACTCTCCTGATGAAACCCTTGCCGCTGATCTGCAAAGGTTCCTGGAAACGGAACTTCCAGAACTGGCGAAAGAGGTCATGGCCAACCCGCAAACGGCTGATGCGCTGGACGGGACCATAACAGCAGGGATCATTAACGGGAACATTGAGGCTTATGCGGGAAAGAAGGTGGGCAATGAATAGTGCAGCTTTGACACCAGGAATTGAATACACCTGTCAGGACCCGCTGTATGGCGTTAACTATGATGCGGGCTATACCGGGTTCACCTGCACGGTTGACCGGTCGGCTATCAGCAAGGGTATAGCCTGGTTTTCCAGGTGGGACCAGCTCGGGGATATCAGCGTGACGCATGCGCTGACGGTGACCGGCCCAAACACCTGTGTTGAGGCGCTGATTGACCAGGGGGTTGTTGTTACTGAGCTTGACCGCTACTTCAATGATCCGAACGTGCTCATATTTTTCCGCAAGCCGATTCAATATGACAGCTATATGGCCCGCAACATTGTGGAGGCTGTGTGCAGCCAGGTGGGGACGCAGTACGACGACGGTCTCATAAAGGCGCACGCGATACGTAACACGTATCTGGGCCGTCTGCTGGCACTGACGACCAAGCAGCTTTCCGACGGGTGGATCACGGCCATGCTTGAGAATCCCGCTGAGTGGATATGCAGCGAGCTGGCCGCATACGGGCTGAACGGTGATCCGCGCCTGGCCGGGCTCGGCGTGCTGCGCTACCCGCCGACTATGATCCTGCCGCAAACCCTTTTCGAAGATGAGGAAATCTATGACCCGTGGCATCAGCCGCACAACCAAAGGAGTATCGCATCATGATCGCACATATACCCACGCAGAATATTATCGCCATTGTTTTAATGCTCGCCGCCGTATGCGTGCTGAGCCTCACCGGCTGCGTTTCCCTGGGCAGCGATGCCACACCGCAGCCTCCCGGTGTGCAGCGTCTGGAAATCTGGGTGCACCAGGTCGACAGCCCCGACCCCGTTTTTGAGCAGACAACCAACGTTCCCGAGCCGGGTGTTTCCCCCGCACCGCCATCTCCGCCCGGCCTCGGGAACGGTCAAATTGAACTGACGGACCTCCTCGAGCTGATCAGCGATGCGCAGCGGATCAAGACGGGACAGATGCCGCTGGATGAGGCGGTGGCCAAGGCGGTGAGAATCTATGATGCCCTGCCCAAAGACAGCCGAGCAGACACGCTGGTTCAGGTGCTGAATATGGCAGGAATCGGAAAAACGGCAGAAGGCGCGAAATAAGGCCGCTGAGGGGCCGGGCTTTGAACCCGGCTCGTTATGCGGCAGGTGCGACAAACCCCCTTTTGCAAGCGCTGCAAGCGGGTTTGCAAGCGAAACAAACAGGTGAAAGCATGAAAAAATCAACTTTGATACTGAACAGGGCATTTCAGGAGGCTGAAGACGGCTTTTGTCAGCTTTCGCCGGTCGGTGAATTCCCAGGGGCCGTCGAGAACCAGGACGGCGAGATGATCCCGGTGATCCAGGTGCTTGCCATGGAGCATTTGGAGTCGATTTTTAACCGGCTTCAGGAGCTGGCGAAGGATGAGGAGTGGTCGGGCATTCTGGGCGATCGGGAGCACTGGAGTCTGACGGATGACCGTGAGACCGATGCGCTGACTTGGTTCAAGGAGTTTGGGTTGCGACCTGACGGGCTATATGGCAAAGGACGCAAGACTACCCTGGGCGAACAGCTTATCGGCGGCGGCGTTCTGCGCAAGGTTTCGCCGGTGTTTGATGTGGTCGCTGAGGATGGCGGGGAGATCAAGGCCGGTTCCCGCGTGGTGCCGACGGCGCTGGATTCCATCGGGTTCACGAACCGCCCGCGTCTGGGCAGATTTATGAAGCCGGTCACCAACAGGGGTGACGGGCACCAACAAAAACAACCAACCACAGGAGGAAACATGAAGTTGGTGAACAAAGCACTCGGTCTGCAGGATGATGCGGCAGAAGCCTCCGTCGTCGCTGCGATCGAGAAATTACAGAACCGCGCCGCCGAGGCGGACGGTTTGCAGACGGAACTGGATGCCGAAAAGCAGAAGGTTGCCACACTGGAAAACAAGCAGCTCGAAGCGGAAGCGGATGAGTTTGTTGAAGCGAACAAGGACCGCATCCTGAACAGCGATGAAGCGCGCGGCGAAATGCGCAAGCTCTACATCGAAAACAAGGATGCTGCTGAACGGGCGATCAAACTGTTTCCGACGAAACAGGAAGCGCCCAAAGTGCCGAACAAGGTCCCCCGCCAGCCGGATGATCCGACGGGCGACTCTGCCGAAACCAAGCGCGCTGTTCAGATTGGCAATCGCGCAAGGAAGATTCAGACCGACGCAAAGAACCGGGGGGAAACAGTTCCCTGGCCTTCGGCGTGGGCACAGGCGAAATCGGAGGTGGCAGCAGAGTAGACCAACCATCGTTTCAACTGAGATTCAGCATTAATCAATAAAACAGGAGATAAAAAAATGAATTTGGGAATGTACCCCACTCAGAACAATACGCAGGAAGGCCCCATCGTTAAAATCGCCGGGGAAGACCTGACGGATAAAGAGGGCCGCCTGGTCAAGCTCAACAGCGACGGAGAGGCACTTCTTCCGACCGCTGCGACGGACATTTGTCCGTTTATTCTCGGTGCCGGAGCCGAAGAGAATGCCGAGGTGTATCTGATCCCGATTACAGGGATTCGTAATCTTCGTGCTCTTCTTAAGGGCACATGCGATCCGGGCGACCAGTTGTGCCTGGCCGATCCTTCCGTGTCAGCCGACAAGGGAAAGATTCGCGCACTGCCTGAATCGGCGGATACGTATCGCTGCTTTGCGATCGCCGAAGAAAGCGGTGTCGATGCACAACGCCTCAAGTTCCGTTATACCGGCCCCGAGTCGGTTGTTGTGAGCGGGTAAACCAGTAACCAGTAAACCAGGATAAAACGCCCTTAAGAAGGGGCACCATTAAACAGGAGAACAGAACATGCCTACACTAAGAGATCTCGGATATTCCGAGGAGCTGAGACAGTACAGCGTGGGAGCAGCCCAGGCAAATATTTCGCCGGTCGCGGATTACCTTGCCCCCACGGTTCCGGTTGCCGCGCCGACCGGGAAATACAAGGTCTACAATGACACCAATCGTTTCCGGATACCGGATACGACGCGTGCATCAGGCGGCCGCGCCGTTGAAATCGGTTTTTCGAAGGCCGATGCAACATTCAACTGCGAGCCAAATGCGCTGGACGTTCCGGTCGATCACGACGAAGCGGATGCTGAAGGCTTGAATCTCGCCCTCCAGGAAGCAGCCGATCTGGCTGCCGAGGTTGGCGGGCTGGCTCACGAAAAGACGGTGATCGATACGGCGGTAAGTGCTGCCATTCCCCATGCCCCGAGTTTCGGTGCATCGGTTGATCCGATTCCCGTCCTTGATGAGTACATCGCCAAGCTGGTTAAGAAGGCCGGATACGGCAGCCTTATGGAGGTTCGCTGCCTTTTGGGCGCAGACTTCCTGCTCAAAATCAAAAATCACCCCAAAGTTACCGCGCGCATTCTGAGCGGGAACAAGAAAAGCAATGGCCTTTCTGTGGTAAACGAGGCGATCCTTGCCGATTTGCTTCTTGGCAATCCGAAGGTTCGGACAAGCTACATGGTGGTGGACGGTGCGGCTGAAGGGAAAACGGCTGATCGTGATTTCATCCTGGGAGCTTCCATGTTGATCTTTGTTGCCCGTGAAAACCCGACCCGCCGCGACCCGAGCTTCATGAAAACGTTCCGTTTGCGGAACAAATTCATGGTTCCGGGAACCTACGAACGTGACGACGGCCGTGTGACCGTTGCCAAGTTCGATTGGTCAGAGGATGTGAAGGAAACAAATTCGGCCGGAGGATTGATTGTTACGCCTACGTGGTAATTGATCATTGATTGACAAACAAGGCTGCGGCCTTCGTGCCGCAGCCATCCATTAACAAAGCATAATAACAACTGAGGAGAACTCATGAAGAAGATTGCAGCATTAATCCTGGTCGGAATCATCGCTTGCGGCGCAGCCCTGGCGATGACACCGATGCGCGAACCCATCACGCTTACTGCCGGTTCGGGGACCTACACCAACACCCGTGACTTCCAGGTCGTAAAGCCGATTCGTTTCGAAGTCTACGATACGCAGCCTGCCGTAAACACGCAGACGGTGTCACACATTACTGGAAACCATACCAACTCAATCGGAACGATTGTAACGAGTGGAGGTGCCGGCTCTTTGGTCGTTACCCAGACGCTTTATCTGTTCAAGGGGGATATGGTTGAGATCGGCGGAAGCACCAATGCAGGTGATGGCTATCTTATTGGCGAGGTGCTTCCGTAAGAAATCATCCGGGGGAGCGTGTATCCCCCGGCAATTTGAGGTGATCCCATGAAGCGAAAAATTGAAATAGCGATTGTCCTGGCACTGCTCATTGGTGCCACGGGCCTGCTGGCTGTCTGCACGCCTGAACGTCCGATGCCGCAAAGCAGCAAGCGCACCGTATGCGTCGAAACGAACCGCTACAAGCCGGTGAGTGAAAACAGCGGGCATCAGCAGACCAGCGGTTACTACTCGAATTCGGTGGGTCGTTAACGATGTGGCGCGCGCTCACAGAGAGTGACCTGAAGACAGGGCTAAGCGGTACGGAGCTTTCACGGTTCCGTGCCGCCGCCCTGGCGGACGGCCAGGCAGACCCGATTCAGGACGTGATCAATTCGGTTACGGATTATGTGCGGGGGTACATCGCAGCTCACAAGGAGAACACCCTGGGGCCGGATGGAACCCTGCCGGAGAAACTTATACGTCCGGCAGTCAATTACCTGGTCATTGAGGTACAGACGCGCGTGGCCGGTGTGGTGATTGATCCGAAGAGCGCCCGCAAGGATGCGCGAGATGACGCGGTGCGCCTGTTTGAGCAGGTGGCTAAAGGGCTGTTTGCCATCGAGGTTCCGGAGCAAGCGGATGATGAGCAGCACGGAACACCGTCTCCTTCAATAAGCGGGCGGAACAAAATGTTTTCCAAGACGCAGCAGGATGGAATTTGAAGAGAACGCGAAAGCAGAACGAGGAACGATGAACATGAAGAATGAACTGAAGAAGCTGGTGGATGAACTTAACAAGATCGGTCACGAAATGGTGAAGGTGGAGCCGGGCGCAAAAGAGGGGCAGGTCGATGTGCTGCTTTCGCCTGTGATTGTCGATCAGGAAACCGGTGAGTACGTCGTCTGCAAGGCGCTTGCAGATTGCGGGCTGGCTGCGCGCGTGCGGATGTTCGAGCAGTATCCGGAAAACATTTTGCTGCTTGAGGATGTGCATGATCCGGAGAAAAGACGGCTCAATACCGAAAAGGAGCATTCAGGAACCGGTGAGGTTATGGAGCCTGTTGATGGCGAACTCAGTGGTGACGCACAGGATGACTCAACCGAAGGCTGATCATGTTTGACGAAATACAAACAGAAGTTGCTGTGCAGTTAAGAACGCACCCTTACCTTGCCGACCTCGATATCATCACCGAGGACAAGGGTAACATCGATGTGCAGATCGAGCAGCAGCTTGCAAACCTTGGCCTGAGCGTTACGGTGCTGACCGTTTCTGCCAACTGCGATTCCCCGGACGCAGAGCCGCTGTATTTCAGTGAAATCGGCGTAATTGTTGAGATCGCGGAATTTGTGATGATGAACCGGGAGTCGGGAGGGACCGGCAAACCGATCGGCAAGGTATGTGAAGCAGTTATGCAGGCCCTGCACATGTATACCCCGGAAGATGCGAAGCATACTTATTCGATGGCGGAGCGCGTGATGTATGCGGTGGATCCACCGGAACCGGCCACGGCGGCGCGGCATATTGAATTTACAACGACCGGGGAACTCCCGGTGATGAGACAAACCCCAGTCAGTTAAGTAAACAGGAGAACTATTATGGCAGGCGTAACAAGACAGTCAATCGCACGTGGGCCGGGAACAGTCAAACTCGGAACCCAGCAGTTTTATGACAAGGACGGCATCAATGCCGACCTGGAAATCGAACCCAACAAGATCGAAGTGTCGCATTTCGGGCTGGTGGATGAGCGCATCGATGATGTTGTCGGCAAAATCGGATTCACACCGTCCGGCCAGGTGACAGCGGAAATTATCGCCGCGCTGTTTCCGTATATGACGCCGAACATCGGAGCGTCGATCTGCGGGTCATCGGATACCGCGTGCGAGGTTCACAGCAAGGCCGGGACGAAGGTGCTGTTTCACAGCGCGGCCCTTTTCAGTATGCCGGAAATTTATCTTTCGGCAAAAAAGACCTGCTTCGGCGCGGCCGAAATTGTGGCGGTGCTGAAGAACGGGGCCGAACGGACTGACGCCGATTCGCTCTATACGATCAGCACAACCGCCTGGTCCGGCACCACCTTTGCCACCAGCAATATCAAGACGGTTGGATATGCCGCCTCCTGGAATTCACTGTCCTTCCGGTCAGAGGCGGGTTTCACGGTTTCGCCAACCGTCAACCTGACGCCGGTTGAGGTGGATGATCTGGGGACGATTGACTTCACCGTTGACGGTGTTGAGGTCATGGCGAAGTGCGTGCCGCTGAACCTGAGCGAGTCGCAGATTTACGGCGCGATGAAACTCCAGGGCGCGGGTGCGGCAATCGGCTCCAGCCTTCGCGGAGGCAATGACCTGACGATCACCGGCACTGGTGGGCTTACCGTCATTATCCGGGACGCTGCCCTGGTGACCGGACCCCTGAAATGGGGCAAGTCACAGCTTCGGGCCGGGGAAATCGGATTCATCGGACAGCGTACGGAAACCACCGGGACGTTCGGCAACCTGTTTAATGTGGCGCTGACGTAAGGAGCGATGAATCGTGCAGGTATTCTTCGGCAAAATCGAACTGGCAGGCCAACGCGCTGAATCTGTTTCCGGATTTGTTATCCGGACACAGAACGCCATCGATGTCGAAGAGTGTTTCAGAGCCGATGACGTAACGATCTTTGACCGGAAGAATAAACGCACGACCATCACGTTTACTGCGCGCCGCCTGCATGCAACACCGGAAGAGGCCGCCACGTTTATTACGGAGCATACGCTTGATCTGTATGGCAAGGGAACGGTCAAGCTGGTGACACAGCGCGGCAACAGGTTTCTTTATGGTGCAGGAATAGAGTACGGGGAGGGTTCTTATAAAGGCTGCACATCGACGTTTAAATACACCATCCAGGGCGGACGGATCAGCAAAGAGGTAAAACCGCAATGATTATAACAAGACGACGCATAAGACTTCTCTGCGACATTACGGACATGACCGGGCCGAAGGATGCAAAAACATCCCAGGTCCCGAAACTGTGGCGCGGAAATGATGTGCAGTTTGAGATCGGCGTTTTTTACGGCAACGATATCATGTCGATTGAGGATCTCGCCTCTATGACGCTCCAGGTGCGCGATGGACGGACCGGAACAGTCCAGATGTCCAAGACAATCGATGCGGCTGATATGGACAACACCCTTGATGCTGATACGTGGGAAGATGAATCCAAACAGCACGCGCTGATCAGCTTTACCGGCGCGGAAACCAGCCTGTCGCTCGGCTCCTCCGGAGAAACAAGCAAGGACTTGTGGATGGTGGTGGCCGCACAGACAACCAACACCCCCGCCCGTGAGATCACCCTGGCCGCCGGAACGTTTACCATCGAGGAAGATGGCTACGGAACTGGAGACACGCCGCCTACTCCGGAGGATGATTACTACACGCAGGCTGAATCCGACGCGCGCTATATGCTGCAATCAGATGCCGGTGTTAAAACGCGCTGGCATACGGACGGCCTGCTTTACATCGAGAATGCCGATAACGCCGGGTGGTGGCATCCGCTCATCATTAAAGGCGATCCGGCCCAGCCTTACTTTGAACCCGCACCGGGAGTTGAACTGCCATGAGAACGAAGTTAGTCATTAGTCATTGGTCATTGGTCATTGGGTTGCTGCTGTGCGGGTTTTCGTTTGGCGCAACTGTGATGGTGGATACGAATGGTGTGGTGTACCATCCTACCAACTTCTGGGCGGCGTCCGGCGCAGAACAGATGATGATTGATATTGCTGCATCCACCGTTGACACCGAGGTGCCGTCCTATCTGACAGATTACTATACCGCCGCGCAGTCGGATGCGCGTTACCGCCAGATTTCTGCGGCCGATTATGCAAGCCAGGTTCAGGTGGTGAGAACCAACCTTCAGAACATCACGGGCTATACGGTGCAGCAGTGCCTGGAGGCGATCGATGATCTGCTGACAAACTCCGGCGGCGGGACAGTGATCACCACCAACACGACCAATACCGTAGTCATCGGCGGCGCAAGCAACGCCACACAGATTTCTGTGTCATTCACGCCGGTGGAATATACCCCGGCGACTAATACCGTAGAAAGTCACCTGATTGCCATCGATGCCCGGCTGGCCTACCTTAACTCGCTGATCACAAACCTAAGCACGTCGACCCCGGAAACGGCTACGCTCACCGGCCTGACACTGACCGGCAACAACCTCGCGTATGAGAGCAGCACGGAATACTACACGCTCACTGCCACCTATTCCGACGCCAGCTCGCGGGATGTCTCCAGCGAGGGCGTTTGGACCATGCCCGGAGGCGCGCCATCCGGAACCACGCTGATCAGCAGCAATCTCACGGTCGGCAGCCTGACCTGGAACACGTCGGTTACGGTGCGAGCAGAATATTCCTGGCTGGGAGATTCAATTGCACGCGAGAAAACGGTCCAGCTTCAGGACACAAATCCACCCACGTTGCAGGGGGTGACCCTTACGGGCAGCTCAGTGGTTAACGAGCGCACAGAAATCTGGCAGAAAGCATGGGCAGTATATGACCAGGGCATTTCAAACGATGTAAGTTCTTCGGCCGTGTTTGGATTTTCGAGCGCGGTCCCTGATGGTACAGCATGGACCGGCAATGTGCTGTATGCGGGATCAGTTCTCACAAATACACCAATAACGATCACCGCGCAGTATGGTGGTGAGACCGGCAGCAGAACCGTAACGGTGCAGAACACTGAGCAGCATATGCTTTTCACCGTTAACAACTCGACTCCTTATAATTCAGGAACCATTTATATACACGGTTATGATAATGCAGCGATGCAGGGCTATCCTGTATGGGCGTTAACATTTCCTTACGATGCGTCGATGTATGGGAGCTATTCAAGCAATATTTTGTCAACGGACATTCGGCAGGTCGGAACCGGACAGTATGAAGGGGAAACGTATTGGTTTGCTTTCCTCGACACTGACGGGAATGGTTACGTGAACGGTACCGTGAATTTGCAGTCGTCGACAATTCCTTTGCTGCGCACGGATGAGCCTAACACGATTATGGATGGTCAGACCGCATCATCTGGATGCTCATTATCTGTGAACAGCTCTTCCGATGTTTCTTTCACGCTGAACTCTGAAAACAATGGATTTTCCTACGTCGTGCAGGCAATACCATCGGGCGGGCAACCTGTCAAAAAAGTGGTTGTAGCAAATGTTAACGGGCAGACCTTTGTCACATCATACATCACTAATCGGCCATATCTTTGTGAGCAGGACTTCCTGATTCATGGAGCATCGCTATCCGGCACTGCTACGTATCGCTGCTATATATACAACATGCTTAACGAGGTCAGCACAGACCCACGGTATTGGGGAAGATTTCCAAATTAATGGGAGATGAACGTTGAAAAGATATGTTTACCAAATACTGCTACAGATTGTTACCCCCATTATGGCTCTGGGAGCTATCAATATTGAATCTTTCGAAGTAACCGGCAGCAACTCAGCGACCCTTACCTGGACTAACAGCGTATCAACCGGCTACTACCGCGTGGCGTGGTGCAGCGACCTGGTGCTTTCCAACTGGTCTTCTTCCTGGAGCAGCCTTCAGCAGTTCGGCGGCACCAGCAATCAGACCATTACCGTTGACCTGCCAGGGTATTACCGGATGATTCATTCAAACAGCGAGTTTGCGGTTGAAACCAACCACCCGATCGACGCCGCCGCAGAAACCTGGTACCCGCTGAACGCATACGGACGGGCCGCCATCGAAAACCTGGAACCCGGTGCGCAGTACGCCGTCGATTGGCACAACGGAACTGAATGGGTGCGCGGATGGCAGGAGCTTTGCAATATCGCTGCAACCGGTCTGCAGATGACCGCCAATGTGCCCGTTTCATTCCGCCTTGCCGTACTCTCAACCAATCCGCCAGCTCCGGCAACCAACGAGGTGTACGTGTTCGGCGGAACCTATGAGTATGGTGCGGACGGACGCGGGGTGGCGGTCGATGGATTCTATGTCTCCGTCGCCGAGGTTACAGAATCTGAATGGCAGCACGTATATTCCTGGGCCGCGACCAACGGCTATGACTTTACCGCAGGCGGCCTGGCAGACCAGTTTTATACCAATTATCCGGTGGTTTCAGTCAGTTGGTTCGATGCCTGCAAGTGGCTGAACGCAAAATCAGAAATGGACAGCCTGACCCCATGCTACACCCGCACCGGAAGCGTATATCGCACCGGCGAATACGAACCCGTCTGCGCCTGGACCAACAGCGGATACCGCCTGCCCACCGAAGCCGAATGGGAACGCGCTGCGCGCGGGTTCATCACCGGCGGCTATTTCCCCTGGGGCGGAACCAATGTCAATGATATTGGCGGACAGGACGCCAATTACCGCAACTCAGGTGACCTTTCCGAGGTCATGCCCCGACTGCTTACGCCCGTAAAAGGATGGTCCTACCAGCCCGACCGCTACAGCGAACTGCTCTCCAATATGCTGCCGTCCGATGAACTGTTCCGCCTGCAAACCTACAACATATATCCATACCCCCCCAATGATTACGGGCTGTATGACATGGCAGGCAACGCCGCCGAATGGTGCTGGGACTGGTACACACACGCCGGACCTCCCGCCGGATCAACCAACTCAACCGGACCGGCCAGCGGAACCCGCCGCGTCATTCGCGGAGGCCACTGCCTCTCTAATACAGACCGCGTTACCGTTTACCGCCGGTCCTTCGCAAAACCGGATAAAGTGTCGGATATCGTCGGATTCCGATACGTGAGGAGAAGGATGTGAACATGAAACTTGATACTCGATGCTTGATGTTTGCGGCTTTCGCGGGGCTGGCCTGCTGCGCCATCGCGCAGGACCTGGCCGTCAATGAAACCACCGCCACCTGGGACACCACCCAGCGCCGCAAGAAACAGTCCATCGTTCTCATGCGCGGGGAGAGCTACCCTTATACCCTTACCGCTAAAAACGGGACATCTCCTATTGATCTGTCACCCACAAACACCTTCGTCCTGTGGCGCATCAACGGCTCAGGCGAAACCGACTATACCAATACATACATAGCCTCCACCGGGACCATCGAAAACGCCACCAACGGCACCGTCAGCTTCCTGCTCACCCCGCGTGATACCAACCTTCGCCCCGGTTACTATGACGGCTATATCGACGCCTGGCAGGCCGACGGCACCAACATCACGCGCAAAGGCACCCTTCAAACACAAATCATCGATATTCGCTACAGCCCCTATCTCAACGACACCAACTATCTCGGGCCGCTGCCGTTCGGCGCAGAAGCAATTGAACGTATAGTTGATGGTGCCATTGCTATCGAAACCAACACGCGCGCGGCAGCGGATACTGCACTCCAGGGCAGCATCAACACCAATGCAGCGGCCATCGCGCTGGAAACGAATAACCGCGCTCAGGCAGACACTCTGCTCCAGGGTGCAATCAGCACAAACTCCGCTGCCATCTCTGCCGAGACAGCCGGCCGGACCAATGCGGATCATGGGTTGTCGCTACGCATTGATTCGCTGGAGGGAGTGGCCTTAACAAACGAAACTGACCCCGCATTCGCGGCTGCCAGGGCGGCAGGCTTCACCGTGCGAAATATCAACATAGGACCCAACACAGATGATATCCTGCATACGCAGGCTGATGCTAAGATTACGCTGGGGGGAGGAAATGCCTGGAACACCGGGGCCATGCTGGAACTCGGTGGAGATGCTTATGCAGGTGTTGACGTAGACAATGGTTCCTCGCAGCTTTTACTTAAAAACAACGCCTCACGTTTTCGCGTTCGCGACCGGGAAGGCTGGACGGATATCGCAACGTTCTGGGGGTCCGGCCAGATCGTTACTCCGCATGCTACCGATACCGGCTCAGATAATCTGGTGAAATATGGCGTGCTGGAATCGTTGTTTGCAAAGCAGACCAGCGTCACGGCAGAGGCCGAATCAAGAATGAGTGGTGACGCCGCCCTGCAGGCACAGGTTGACAGTCTTGATCTGGCCACAACCGCAGTCTGCATCGGCGGGCCATACCATCCGGACTACTTCACATTAGCCCTGCTGCCCTGGCCGTATAATGCGGTGACCTACGGCGAGACCCAACAATATTACTCAGTCTATGCCAGCACGGAGGTTGTTGACTCGGAGGCCGGGTATCTGCTTGGCCCTGACATCCTGCGTAGCACCGGCTGGACAAACGACGTCGATTATGTCGCTGTCACCAATGTTGAAATCATCAGCACCACAATTACAAACTACGACTTCATGGGTGGAGCAGATACGCACGAATGGGATGCCGTGCAATGGCAGACCGGCTTGACACCCGGAGAAACGGGGGTGTTCCGCGCCGTGCTCGGCGGCTACCAAGTCGAACGAGAAATTGTTTATCAGTCCGAGAACCTCTACACGAACCACGTCTATCAGGGGGATGTTCCAGGCAGCCTGCGCGCGTATATCAACACTTCTATTTACTCGCGCATCAGCGAGGGTATGGATACGTCGGTGTATGTGAGTAACACCTGGGAGCGTAACACAAGCTGCTGGGTTAATGGGTACGACATTACATCGGCGAGTCCCTACAACACTGCCAACGGCCAATACTACGCGGGAACACTGATCACGCCGCAGCACTATATCAGGGCAACGCACTACCCTAATATGGCAGCAACGAACCTTATCGGTGAGCAGTTGATGTTTGTCGATAACACCAATGGCGTCCACTGGCGCACCGTGATTGATGAGCGCAGTGCTGACGGCAGCGACGACTGGAACCTATGCGATGCAACGGTCGGATTGCTGGACTCCCCGTTGCCCTCCTCCATTACACCGGCGAAACTGCTAAACCGCGCTGATTCTGTGCGTTTTTCCGGCAAGTACTGCACAATGCCGCCGCTGTACGGAATCTACGGATTCTACCTTAATCGGAGAGAACAGGCATACCCTACCATGTACAATGTTGATTACCCAAACTGGCTGCTTAGGCCACTGGTTGTCTGCTGGGGAATCAAAGAAATGGAGTACGACTATTTCATCAGCGGCGACAGCGGCAGTCCGATGTACCTGATCATAGGGACAAACACGGTGCTGTATGGAACGCTAACCACCGGCATGGGCGGGGCGGCGAACTTACCCATGTTCGCCGAGCAGATCGAAGCTCGCATGCAGGAAATGGGGCATACCAGCTATACGAATGTAACGTACGTCAACTTAAACGCCTGGACCGAATACGGTGCACCACCAGCGCCGGGGAGCTGAATATATATGAGAAATCTTTTAATTTGTCTGATTATTGCACTGGTCGCAGAAATTGCCCAGGCCGCAGAAATTGAAATCAAAAATGTTTTGTTCACATACGCGCGTGAGGATGAGCTGAACAGCATAGTCGTTGAGCGGGACACAGCCGTGTACAATATCAACGACCCCCATGATTTAAGGATCGGAGACGGCGTTACCACCGGCGGCTGGAGGGTTTGCCGAACAGACGTACTCACAAATGCGCCATCCTCGTTCCCGCATCCGATCCAAATGAACGAGCACGCGATCAACCTCAGCCATACCTATTCCATAGGCGCAGAGGGTGCAGCATTCTTCCTGCGCAGCGGCGGGTCAAACGTCCTGGCCATCGTGGCCGGTGAAGAAGGCGTTGGGACCATTATCTCCCGCTCTTTTTCTGACGACATCTATACCATCAATATGTCGGTGCCAGATAATGCCGATACGCCACTGGTGCAGTATTCCTCGACCATGGTCCCGGCTGCCTGGACCGGTTGTACGTATTCTGTTTCCAACACCAGCCCGAACACGATGCGCATTGATATCACAACAACAGAGGATGCTGGATACTACCGCATCAGCGCACTGTCAGGGCATCGTGCCCGGTTCGCCGTACCTGTTCATGTGCCCGCGCTAACGGTCAATGGGTCGGCTAACGTTGAGGCAGGGGCGCAACTCAATAGCCTACAGGTTGGAGTAACCGGCCCACAGGACATTATGAGCAGCGAAGGCAAGCTGACACTTGGAGGTGGCAGCAACTGGAATAGCGGGGCATACATGGAGCTTGGGGCAGACACCCTAACCGGGAATGATGTAGCCAATGGTTCAGCTCAACTAGTCTTGCGGAATAATGCTTCTTCATTCCGTATCCGTGACCGTGACGGCTGGAACAGTACGCTGGAAGTGAAAAACGAAAGCGTTATAATAAGCGGAGCACTCAATGTGGGAGGCGCAATAATTGTGACCAACCTGCCTACGACCGATCCCGGCGTCAACGGCCAGTTATGGCGCAACACGTCTAACCTGTATATATCCACCGGCAACCCATGATCACCGACCCCACACCAATAAATCACGCCCTCGAAAGCCGCCGCATCAAGCGGCTGCTTCCGACTTCGGCCGGATCGGCCGCATTAAGCAGCCTCGCTCCGGAGATCCGCGAGCGTTCGACATTCTCCGCCCGCACCGATAATCCCCGCTATCTCTCCGACATCGAGTTCTTCCTCACCGACCTCACAAAAGGAAAACTCGACCCGGCCACCGTTCGCCTTCGCCTCAAACAGCGCCTTGATTACTACGGTTATGACCCCGCATCGAAAGGCATCATCCCCGGTTCGCTCCAGGACCTGTCCTCCGACAACCGCACCAACCTCATCATTGAGATGCAGGAAAAGTTTGCGCACGGCTACGCCCAGTTTGAAGCCGATCAGGACCCGGCCCTGCTCGACCTTTGGCCCTGCTGGGAATTCGTACGCCATGAATCCCGGCGCAAGGAACGCACCGACTGGCCGCAACGTTTTCTTGCTGCCGGTGGCCAGCTCTACGGTGGCCGCATGATCGCACGAAAGGATTCCCCCGTATGGGCTGCCCTGTCCGTTTTCGGCCTGCCGTATCCCCCTTTTGATTATAACAGCGGCATGGGCCTCGATGATGTTGAACGCGCCGAAGCCGAAGCCCTGGGCGTCATCACAAAGCGCACCGTCGTTAAACCGCAGTCGCGTCGCCTGAATGATTCCGTGCAGGCTTCTCTCCCATCCTTCAGCAACCCGGATCTGCAAGCCGAGGTTTTAAAGGCATTCGGAAAAGACATCATCGCCGCCGGTGAAACGGCCTGGCTGCTGCCCGCCGGAAATGCCGCCGCACGTTCCACCGCCATCGCCCAGCAAACCGCCGCAGGAACCGGCATTATGCGTCAGGTCATTGACTCCACAGAAGATGCCTACAACGCCCTCTACGTTCCCGATATCGGCCCCGTTGACTTCCGCTGGGGTGATGACGGCAAGGGCGTTCGGCACATCATTAAGCGCCGTGACGATTACCTCAAATCAAAAGGCGATGGCCCAACAGGAGAACAGACCGCCCTGCGCATGCCAGAGGTGATCATCAAAGGAAAACGCATCCAGCAAATCAATGACCGTGTTCGTATCGAATACGACGGTTATATCGCCGTTTTGGTCAACCGGCTGGATGGAAAGAAGGTCAATCGCTGGATTCTGACCGGCTTTGATGAGGATAAAAAGAAAGGGAACCGATGAACCCGGCGAAGGTGACAATTCAACCGGGCCTACGCGCTGACAGCCTACAAGGAATTCGTCTGCCAACGGGTGCGGTTCCTGTATCTATAAATACGCCTGGAACTTCCCGCTGTCAATCGCCTGCTCCAGCAAATCCTGGAGGGCGGAGCTCCGCGATTCCGCCGAGGAGGCTGCCATGCTGAACGCGAGAATAAACAAAGATACCGCCCGTCCCTTTCTGCGTCGCCTTCAGCAGTCAGGGCCATCCGCCCGGCAGGTCGTCGGCAAGGCCGCTGCAAACACCTATAAATCACATTTCCGTCGCCTTGATTCATCCAGGCACCGCACCACCGCCCGTCATCACTTCTACGGGCGTGCCGCCAATGCCACTTCATGGTTCGTACGCGGTAACGATGTTTATGTCCGTATCCAGCAGGAAGGCATCGCACAGCGTTACTACGGCGGCCGCATCCGGCCACGCTACGCCAAAGCACTCACCATCGCCACACGCCGCGCAGTCGGCAAAAGAGCGCGCGAATTCAACGACCTCTTCATGGTCTGGCGCAAAGGCAAATCAACCGGCTATCTCGCCCGAATCGAAGGCGGCGCGCTGCGCATATACTTCTGGCTCGTTCGCGAGGTGAACCAGAAAGGCGACAAGTCGGTACTGCCAAAACCATCCACCGTCTATGATCGCGTCAACCATGCCCTCGATGCCCACTACACCCGCCTGGAGGCTCAGCAATGACCAAAAATTTTGACATCAAAATCAACACAAAGTCCGACCAGACCGGGGCAAAGCAAACCACCCAGTCACTCGACCAGCTCGCCAACAAAACCGATGGCCTCACCAAGAAATCAACCGGTTTCTCCGGCATGCTTTCCAAAGGCTTCAAATCCCTGCTTTCACCCATCGGTCTCGCCACAGCAGCGGTCGGAGCCTTCGCAGCCGCCCTCGCAGGCGCCGCCAAACTCCTCAACGAATTCGGTAAACAGGAAGTCATCGACAAAAAGCAGGAAGCGCTGATCCGCGCCACAGGCGGGGCCGCCGGGTACTCCGCAGCACAGCTCAAAGAAATGGCCGCTGCCCTCTCTGAAACAACTTCTGAATCCGATGAATCCGTGGCCGCAGCGCAAAACCTCCTCCTTACTTTCAAGAACATTCGCGGCGAGGCATTCGAAAGAACCATCGAAACCGCGCTGGATATGGGCGCGGTTCTTGGCGGTACAGAATCAGCCGCACTACAACTCGGAAAAGCCCTTGAAAACCCTGCCGTTGGCCTCACCTACCTTCGCCGATCCGGTGTCTCATTTACCGACCAGCAAATGAAACAAATCAAAGCCCTGCAGGAACAAAACAAACTCTTCGAAGCGCAAACGCTCATCCTCGATGAACTCCAAACACAGTTCGGCGGTGCCGCCGCAGCCGCAGGATCCGGGTGGACCGGCGCTACCAAACGACTCTCCAATGCCTGGGGGGATTTAAAACAGGCGATGGGGGGAGCGATTGCTTCAACGGGTTTGTTTCAAGGGGCGGCTTCAGTTTTAACAGATAGCCTGCGCGACATAGAGGATGGAATCAAATTTTCTCAAGGCGCGAACGAAGAATTTAAAGTGTCGCTTGCCGGCTTGAAAGACCTGTCAGATGATTCGCTGGGTCCTGTTGCAGCAGACGCTGACTCGGCTGCTGAAAAGCTGGAGAAAGCACAAAAGGCGGCAGAAGATTTGCAAACTGCAATGGCTTCAATCGAAAATGCGCGGCTTGGTTTAAAATTGGCTCAGATAGACCAACAGGTGGCTTCTGGTGATATGTCGAAGACAGATGCTCAGGCAGCGAAAAACGAACTGCGAATTGCCTATAATGTGCGTGAAACGAAAGGGAAAATATCCGTATTAGAATCAACAAAACAAGCGATGAATCAAGATGTTGAGAGCAAGGGGATACAGGCAGGTGAAGCCGTTGTGTCGTATCAGACCGCACGCGATGATTATAATGAAAAATATAGCGCCGCGCTCGGGAAGTTCGACAAACCGTCAGATTTGGTCGATGCAGTAAAAAGACTCGAAAACGCATACTCCATCTTGTGGAAAACCGGCAAAGGCACAAATGAAGAATTTGCAAAAATAACGCGCGCATTAAAACAGGCGAGGACCCGGCTCAATGATATGGAGGCGCTAAGAGAATTGCCTGCTGAAATCGAAAAACTAAAGCAGGATGCAGAAAAGAAACTCGCCGCGTATTATGATGCGAAGGAATCTGCTCAAACAGAAAACGTCACCATTGATGCGCGAAAAGAAGCGCTTCAAACCAAACTGAATACGTTAGAAGTTTCCGGTGACACAAACATAATTGAGAAAAAGAATGCTGACAGAAAAGCCCGAGAGGAAGCCGCAGAAAAGGCGCGAAAAAAAGCCGAAGAACGCGATAAAAACATGAAGCCCGGCGAGCGCATGCGCAGTATGATTAACAGTGTCGAGCCCGTGTATGTCGATCCGACCGGCCAGCAGGTACACGGACAGGTAGGCGAGGCCGCACAGAGGCAGGCCCGTGAAGCAATTCGTGCCGCAGGGTCGGCTATTATGGCCGGGAAAGACGACAATAATATTATATTTGAGTTGTCTGAAAAGCTTCTTGAAATCAGTGCCTTACAGAGAAAGGGATTTAGTCAGTTGTTCAGTCAGCTCGATAAGCTGGACGGGGAAGTCGAACTCAACAAATCAATCCTTAAGAAAGGGCGGACATGAGCAGCATCTGGAAAATCAACGGCACCGATGCTTCGACTCTGGGGATTAAAGGACTGAGCCTTACCCAGGTCAATCAGGCACCCGGTGAATTCTCATTTCTTATCCCCGGCAATATGGCAGCCTCAATACCCTATCCATACAAATCCGAAATGGTGGTTACGCGCGGCTCAACATGCTGGTTCAGGGGCGTAGTCATTACTAAACCTCGATCCGGTACCCCACGCAAAGAATACATACGCATCCGGGCACAGGACTGCTGGTGGTGGCTGGATAACATAACCTTCGAACAGGATTGGGCTGTCTATGCTTCAGGCTCCGTCGTCAACGCCACAAAAGCACGCTGCATCCTGGGGCGTGATAAGGACGGCAACCAGCAGACAAACGGGCAGGTTATTCGCGAAGCCCTCGAATGGGCTATCGGCTCCGGCGCACCCATACAAATAGGCACCATCGATCCCGCCGCAGAAGTGCCCGCTACAGAGGACCAGGACATCACCTGTTCGCAGGTCATTCAGCAGATGCTGCGCTGGTCCCCGGATGCCGTTTGCTACTGGACTCATTCCGGTTCCACGCCGGTCTTTAATTGCCGATACCGCCGCAACCTTTCGGCAGCCACAATGAACATCAATGCCGGGGCACCTAATTCGGGCATTGAAATCACTTCACGGCCAGACCTTGTTTTGCCTGCCGTAGTCCTCAAATATGAGCAGACGCACAGCGAGGATAACCGCAGCTATTCAACCCTCACCGTAGACAAATATCCAGCCGATGCAACCGGACGTGAAGTAGGGGCTTTCGTAGGCACAGTGAACCTTGCCGGTCGCTCTGTAACCTATCAGTATCAGGACGTGCTAACCGAGCCTATAAAACTTGAAGATGATGTTTGGTGGCAAAAAAAATTCCCTTGGATGGCGGATACAGTAAAGTATGCTGATATTTACCGTTACGACATAAAAAGATCAGGGGCATTATGCCCAGAGGGTATTGAGCTTTTTGGAGAAAAAAAAGGTACTCAGAAATACACCATAAGAACAGGCTTGAAGAACGAACTAATTGACGGCCAAGTGCTAGACTGGATGCAGGAATATGCTGGAGAGGAAACCATTACGCTTAAGGTCGATTATGCCGTAAAAAACGAGGATGGAACCGAGGAAAAAATAACCGGACAAGACCTGTCATTCACTCTCACCGCCACCGACGCTACAACCCGCAAATACTGGCGACTCAGTTCCTATGTAGGTGCAGAAACACCGCCTTCCGGTTTGGCCCAGGCTTTATACCAATCATGCTCCGATATACACTACGAGGGACAGCGTACAATCGTAGAGGATGAATGCTCCGGAACATATACCTTGGGGCAGGTACTCAATATCGCCGGAGGATTGTCAGAATGGAGCTCCATGCGTGCCCTGATACAGTCCGTCACATTCGACTTTGATCGCGGCTATACAACCGTTAATTTCGGCCCCCCTGAGCATTTAGGGTTCTATGATCTGGTGGAGCTGCTGAAAGTAACACGCAACTCCCGTCCGACTATCTCCATAGGCATTCGGGAGACAGGCGATATTTCATCCTCAGACAACACCATTTCCGGCGGCCAAAACCCCCCGCGCTCAAACAGCACCCAAGGGCCGCCGCAATACTCAAAATTTGTAGTCCGTAACGGCGAGAAAGCCATCACGCTCGATCCCGCCGCTGAAGAAACAGAACTCACCCTTTTTACCGCCCTCGAACTCCAGGCAGACGGCATTCATACCAAACAGCGCACCCTCAAGCTGTACGGCACAATTCCTTACGAAATCGGCCCAGAACAATCCGGGCCAACCCTTCCGGGAGGCCCGTGCAGCTATGGCTCCTAA